CTCTAAAAGTGTCTATTTTATTGATTTTTTTGATCCTGGAACTGACCAGGACACGCCAGGATTGGCGAAACAGACTCTTTGTGAGTAGTACATCATCTATTTTTTTCTACCTATGATTGAATCTATTTTATCTTTAATATCTGACATTATTGAACCTAATGTTAAACATAGGTACATATAAATATCACCTGAAAAGGTGATTAATACAGCAGCCATTAAAATTAATAACATCAATACAAACATTTCCATATTATTTGCCCTCCAAAAATTGATTTAATTCTAGTTGAGTACGAATATCTGATTGTTCTTTTGCCCACTTATCAAATTGGTCTACTTCACTTTGTAACTTATCTCTATATGTAATCAAAGTATCTTTAGCACTATCGGTTTTACCTTCATCTATTTGGTCAAGTGCTAAATCAATTATATCTATTGTAGCTATTTCATTTATCATAGTTTCTCCTATATTCCCAAGGCAGTTATTGTTTGCTCTTCGGTGGTTGGTATTGGCTTGCCTTGTTGTAACCAATCAACCATCATTTCAAAATAAAAGGCCTCATCTTCTTTACCGTTAGCCTCTAAAACCTTTTGTCCCATTTTAAAGAATTTTAAAACGGTCATATCCTTCATTGTAGGATCTATAGCTCTCACTACTTTACCTGGTCTTTGATTGCTCATCTATCACCTCCTTTAAAATCATCTAAATGATTTAAATTAGCATATCTACCGTCTTTGTTAATAGCATAGGCTAAAGTCTGTCTATGTGTCTTAACTGTTTTTTGATACAATTCTTTTGCCTCTTTATAAGTCTTTACAATTGTCTTTGTACTTCTATCCAATGATCGCCACTCCATAATAGAATACTCAACGGCATTATCTATTATGTTTTGTTCCCACTCATTAGGTTTATTATTCATCAGCATATCCATCTATTTCTACTAAACCGTCTTCTTTAGCATATTCATCATCTTCATAAACTACTTTACCTAAATAAGTTGTTTTACCTGAATCTGTGTAATTAGCATCTACAACTGTTGTTTCAACACCATCTTTAGCTTCAGCTAGATTTGTTGTAATTTTAGAGTGGTCAATACCACCACCGTCTAAAAACTTTTGGTCAGCCTCATCTTTATCTTTTGCTAAAACGTGTTGCTCTACCATAACTGTATAATAGGTTTGTTTTGAATATAGGTTTTTACCTAAATCTTTTGCTGTGAAAAGTACATCTGTATTTGTTGTCATAATATAGTCCTCCTTTTTACTTGTTATCTTCACTGCTCATTAATAAAACAATGTAATGTATTGCTTTTAATAAATCTTTTCGGTTTTTACCAGCTTTCTTACCATATCTGCAAAGATACTTAATGGCATTTGCTTGGCAAAAATCTTTATCAATTCCTAGTTGGCGTAACATATCTTGTACCTGAAAACCGTCTTTCGTTGTACTATAGTGTTCACCATAAGTTGACTTAATATAGTCTGATATTTCTTTTATTATTTTTTCTTCATTATATTTCATAATTAACTCGCTCTTTTGTTAAGGTTTTTATATGTAAATTTTTCTGTAAATTCTGGATCATAGTCTTTTTTATGAAATTGTCTACCATTATATAGTTGGCCATAGTCATTAAATAATGAGTTATCTCTATACGCTAGATCACCAAATACATCTTCATAAGTTTTGTAATAGTCTTCATCATTTAAAATTGCAACCTTTGTATTACCTACAAAGTTAGTAGCATTTTCATTATAATTTTTATCGCAATATTTTTTAATCTTATCTTTAAATTTTTCTAAGGTATTAATATGTTTAATAGGTACATTTCTAAAAATGGTACTGTAACTAAAGAAGAATTGATCGTATCTTTCTTCCGAATCTTGGTACTCTCTACCGTAAACTAAATGCACTCTTTTCACTATTGTGATCTCCCTTCTTTGTTAGCTTTTTTCCAATAATCTTCTTTTTCCATAATTAACATTTCTTCAACGTTGTGTTTATCAACAACCATTTCAATGTTATCTAAAGCACATACTTTATCAGTAGCGTCTTTTAAGTTAATTAAGTTTTGAACATATTGTTTGATAACTTTATCAACTGCGTTCTCAACTGATGTTACAATGTAATCTTTTAATTTACTCATAGTGTTTTTCTCCTTTGTTATTGTTATATCCTATCATATCTACAATAAAAGTCAAGCCATTATTTTTGACTTTGTTTTTTAATTGTAAATCTCTCTTTTTCATACTATTATAATATCATACCTGGCCTATAAAGCAAGCGTTATTTTAATTATTTTTGTATTAAAAGCTAGTAAATATAAGGGTTTTATAGGTGCGACAGAATTGTACAACCCTATGTTCTGGTTTTGTTCTTTATTTCCAGTTCTTTTTTACCCACTCCTGGTCTGATTCGTGTGGATTTGGTCTGCCGTGGAATACTGCAATCTTAGCTGTAGGTGATAATTCAAATGTCCACTTATGTTTGTGAAATCTTTTTCTACTTCTATCTAGCCACTTGTATGATTGAGTCCATTCGTCTGGATATGTCTTAACATTTTTTTCATTTTTCATCAATTCAGTAACTACATTTTGGTCACCTTGTAATTTTCTAAACCTAGGTCTATTAGTGATGTAAGGTTCCCATATCTTTTTTGAGCAATAACTATTATTAAATTTCATAACACTTGAATTAAAAAACATATCTGGTTGACCAAAATCTCTAATTATACTAAATGTATTATCATCGCCATAGGTTATAAATTCATCTATATTTGATAATATTACAACATCTAAATCTAAATAAAAGTTTACGCCCTCTAAACCAGAATCTGGACTAAACAATTGTAATTTATTCCACCAACCCTCTAAGTCGTGTCTTTTAAATTGTTTAAAAGTTATATCACCATCTACAATTTTACCTAATTTTACGTGGTCTGTAAAACAATGAAACTTAAATGGTATTGTTAAGTGACGTGAAACCATATTGTACAAATTCTGCACATAAACAGGTTCGTACTTGTTACCATAATAAACACAACATACATTTATCATACTGTTATCCAATTATATACTGCTCTCATACTCATAATTAAATACATTAGTTCCATAAGTGTTCTTGGCCAATCTCTATCTTTAAAACCAAAATACACCCACATAACACAAGCAACGACACTAAAAGACCATCCTACCCATTGTGTAGCAATATTAGCTGATGATAATATAAAAACAGATGTTATAGCAAGTCCAAATCCTAACCATCTTGGACCATTTATATCTTTGTAGTATCTAATTTTCATACTTCCTGCTCTTTCATAATTTTATAAGCTGTACCATTTTCCATTTCTGCAATGGTAAATTGATTTTCTACAATAGCTCTCAACCATTCATTCATTGTTTTTCTACCTGGTTTTAAAGGCTTTTCTATTTTACTTAAATCTCTACTAGATATGGGAGCACAAATGTTTCTTTGATGAGTTACAACAGGTACTTTATTTAATACTGCGTCTATAGCTGATAAACTCATATTAGTCACCAGACAATGGCAATCTTTTAAATCATCTTTTATATCTGTTCCCCACCATTCATTGCCTGGTCGTGGTTTATTTCTAACCTTTATAGGTCTATCTGTATATTTTTTAATTTCAGCTGTAACTTGATTTATCCATTCTTCTTGTGATATACCATTTATATGATATGTTACTGTCGGTGATGATGGCGCTAGTAATATATGTTTGGTTTCACCTGTATACCAACCCTTAAATTCTGTATCCATACCTTTGTATGTTAACTCATTTAATCTTTTACCATCTCCTACTTTCATTCTTATAGTGTGAATACCACCTTTTACAATTCTAAAATATGTTTTGTTGAAATCTAGTATTTTAGGTTCAGGATAACGTGTAATTTGTTTTGTTAAATAACCCACATCCACATAATACCAATCTTCATTCTTTTCTATACATTGTTTTATATCAGATATATTATTACCCGCTAGACCCCAAAAAAAGTGTATAGGTTTATCTTCATCTTGCCAACCTTTTTCTATAGCTGGCCATATCTGGTGTGATAAACATTTTTGCCACTGTAATTTGTGAGTTATAATCATAAATTATTATCTTCTAGTTAATTTTTCGTATGCTGTGCCATCACGTATCTCTTTTAGTGTAAACTGATT